TTGATAAGATTGACTTCTCTATACGTTCACAAACTAAACAGAACAGAGTTATTCTTATACTGAATCCAACAACTAAAGAGCATTGGATATATCAGAGGTTCTTCCAAAATGAAAACGTATTGGCAGCCTCTAATATGGTTAAGGGTAACGTTACTTATGTTCATACAACTTACAAAGATAATAAGAAGAACTTATCTCAATCATTCTTGGAGAGAATTTACGAGATGAAACGTAAGAGACCAGACAAGTATCAGCACCAAATATTAGGAGGTTGGCTTGAGAAAGCAGAAGGTACTATTATAAGAAAATGGAGAGTTGGAGACTTTATTCCTACAGAACTTACTTGCTATGGACAGGATTTTGGATTTTCAGCCGATTTAACGACACTTGTGAAGATTTCGGTAGATAAGAACGCAAGAAAGGTTTGGGTTAAGGAAATCTACGGAAAACCTAATCTAAACACATCTGAGATAGCAAGTATGAATAGAAGAGAGTGTGGTATGGATTTGATTATCTGTGATAATAGTGAGCCACGTTTAATATCAGAGATGAAAACATTGGGTCTTAATATAAAGCCTACAGTAAAGAAGAAAGGTAGTATATTATCTGGTATTGCTTTGATGCAGGATTATGAGATAGTAGTAGATAGAGGTTCTCACGGTATAATAAGAGAGCTAAATAACTATGTATGGAAAGATAAGGGTGAAGCACCAATAGATAAGTTTAATCATTTTTTGGATGCAATCCGTTATGGATTAATGTATTTAGTTCAAGGAGTAAACTCTGGAGTTTATGTGATAAGGTAAAAATAAAATGTTTAATATGAAGGGGGATAATTAATTTTGTCTCCCTTTTTTTATGTTTAATATGATGGGGTATGTTTAATATAATGGGGTAACCCTGTGTTTAATATAATGGGGTGCAATTCGTTATTACTCATACCAAAATTTATTAGTAGATTTATTTTGTTATATGAAAAAATTGTTGTAGACGTATGCACGTGTTCCTTTATTAAGTTCTGTTACAAATTTAGAATAGTATTAAGAGGTAGCAATTCATAAAAAAAGTTAAATTGTAAAGTTTTTTATTTTTTTTGTTGTTTATTAAAATAATTGTTGTAGATTTGCTTCAGATAGCAATTAAGTTATCTGTTAAAAGCAATAATATGAAAGTAAATTTAGAAGGTAGGTATACATCTACTTACGGTTTTGTCGGAAGAAACGGATTAGAAAGACAAGCAGAAAAATTATTTGGTAAAAATTGGGAGGCAGAAGATGATTTAGAACAAATACAAATACTTTGTAATTGCATCTCAAATGAACAGTATGTTGTTAATTGTATAGAAACAAGAGATGATGATGATATAATAGTAAGAGAGGTTGATAATTGGGATGAACTTATAAAAGCAGTTTCAAAACCACAAAATAAAAAACAGAGTATAAAAGCATCAATCGAACTATTGGATGATGCGTACAGAATAATAATGGATTTAATTGAAGGAAATGATGATAAGTATTTGTCAGATAATGTACAAGGCATCCTAAGTGGGATAGACGATGTGCAATACAAAATAGAAACATTGTTAGAGGATTAATCAAAAACTATAAAACTAAATAATATGAATAGCAATAAACTAATAGCAGAATTTATGGGAATGAAATATGGAGACCCTAACGATAATTCAGTAATGACACAAACGACTCCTCAAGGTAACGAGGTAGTGCCTATTAATTCAATGAAATACCATTCTTCTTGGGATTGGCTGATGCGTGTAGTTGAGGAGATAGAAAGTCTTGGTTATGAATTTACAATAGTCGAGAGTAGATGTAAAGTGAGCAATAATACTGACCATTCTGTAGAAGAGTTATTTCATATAGAAACAATAGGTAGTAAGTTTAAAACTACATACGATGCAGTAGTACAATTTATTAAAAACTATAAAACTATATAATATGAACATCAACATACTTAAAGCAGTACAAATCTACACTACTAAAAAAGATTTTATCGTCTATACAGAAACAAATAATAATCTTGATAAGATGATTCTTACAAACGATTTGACAAGGCATAGAAAAAAGTTCGGTATCAATAGTAAGTTTCTGCTGACCGATATAGTAAAAGAACAATTAAAAACAATTAATATAAATTTATAAGATTATGAAAGTAAAAATTAGTCAACGTTACGTTTATCACAAGGTAGGAGTAATAGAAATAGATATAAATAAAGAGGATTATGAGAAATACTTAATAGATAATAAAGGTTATCATTCTTTAGATGATTACTTATTAGAACACGAAGAACTATGGTCTGAGAAAATAGACAATGCAATAGATAAGGCAGAATTTGATTTTGGTAGTGGATGCTACAAAAATGGATTTAATGAGGAGGGCAATGATGAAGAATTAAGGTATGATTGCAAAGAATTAATTATTGGAGGACATTTATAAACAAATAAACAGTTAAGATATGACAGTAAAAGAATTAATAAAACAACTTCAAGAAATAGAAAACAAAGATAAATTCATCCATCTTTTAGGTAATGAGATAAACGGAGATGATGATGATTTCGACATAATATTTAACAGCATTGAGGTATGGGATGATGGAGATGAAAGTATAACTTTATTTATGTGTAACCAATAAAAAATTAAGATATGATAACGATTGATTACCACGAATTTTTATTCTACAATTTAACGCAGTTAGCTGACACAAAACATCCCCTAAAGGAGTTACCCTATGACGATGCTTTTCCATCCATTAAAGGTTACTATGAAGAGTTTTACAAGTCTAAATATAATAACGAATCAATCCATAGTGAATATGATTCAATTATTAATTTTTTAGAATGGTATTAAAACAAAGAAAGCCTTTAACGAGGCTTTTTTTTTGCTTTATGTTTAATATAATGGGGATTGTTTAATATGGAGGGATGTTTAATATGATACCCTATGTTTAATATGATGGGGACTGTTTAATATGATGGGGGTATTTTTGTTATTTGGAACGCTTCTAAATAGCTTATTTAGACTGAAAATAAATAATAAATTTATTTGTTTATGTGAAAAAATTATTGTAGTTGCGTACACGTGTACCTTAGTTTAAAAGTATACTTCAAATTTAAAGTTTTCATACATTATTGAAAAACGTTGAAAAATTATTTTTGTGTTGTTTTTACGTTTTTTTTGTTTTTTTGTTGTGTATTAAATTAATTTGTATTAAATTTGCCTCGGATAGCAATTAAGCTATCTATTTAAAACCTAAACCAATGAAAGAAACAATAGAACAAAGAGATTTAAGATTGCAAGAACAAAAAGTAAAAAAGTCTTTAAGAGATATTAAAAATTTAGCAACCGCAACAGACAATTTATATTTGTTGCATCTTGTTAAGAATCTAAAGAAACAAATTAAGAAACAAAACAAACTATTAACAAAACAAGAAATAAATTTCGGATTTTAAAACATACAAATATGAAATCAATAATAACACAAAATAGTAAATTAAAAAAGACGTCTAAAGAATTAGGATTAAGAGTATTTAATTTTGGGATAACGGCATATAAAACAAGTAAAGGAAAATTAACTTGCCCTTTTGCGGATGCTTGTATTAAATTTTGTTACGCTCAAAAAGGTGCGTACATTTGGTCAAACGTTGCAAAGGTATTCGAGCAAAGATACGAACTAACAAAACAAGATAATTTTATTGATATAATGAAATCGGAAATAATAAAAAAACGTGTTGATTTTTTACGTGTACACGATAGCGGAGATTTTTACTCTAATAAGTATTTTTTAAAGTGGATGCAAATTGCAAACGAATTGCCAAACGTTAAATTTTACGCTTATACAAATAGCATTTCCATCGTAAAAAATAACAGTAGTTTAATACCAAACAATTTTGACTTTATATTTTCGGATAGTGGTAAACAAACTAATTTAATAGACAAAAACAAAGATAGACATACAAAGATATTTAAAACAGAAACCGAACTAAAAAAAGCGGGATATATAAACGCTTCTAAAATAGATTTGTTTGCGTCAAAGTATATCAACCCAAACAACAATAAAGTAGGATTAGTATACCATTAAAATAATAACTATTAAAATAAAAAATTATGTTTACACTAAAAATAAATAACAACTTAAGCAGAAAACTACAAACAACTAATAAAGGTTTTATATGTTACAATTTAACACAAGATAGAACGCAAATAGATAGTTATATTTTAACTAATGATTTGTATCGATATAAAAATAGGTTCGAAAGTTTTAAAGCGATTAGTTGTATTAAAAAACAATTTAACACAATAACTTTTTAAGATATGAAAATACAATTTCACTACTACTTTAAAGAAGGCGGTAAAAAACACATTGCAGGCATAAGAGATTGCAAACATCCTAAAAGAACCAAAATATATAAACAACTCTTAAATAGTTTAGATAAAGGCTTCGTTGAGGTTATCGGATTTGATGCATACAAAGAAACTTAATAAACAAATTAATCTATAAATTTAGCCTATATTAATTAATTTTACTATAGGTTTTTTTTATGCAGTTATTTTTTTAATCAATTGGTTTTGTATGGGGATATATTCTGGTAATTTAAACCGATATTCAAAACTCAATATAAGCCATTCTAAGCCACTCAAATATCAAATCCATAGTAACATACCACTTGAATAGTGAAATAGGCGTAAAACGGAGATTAGGATTGTGTAGTATCTCACTTCAATGAATTCAACCATAAGTCAAATATCTTTTCGTTTAAAACTGACATATCAATTTTGAAAATATAATAATTAGTCTAATATCTTTTTGTTATAAACAGGTAATCTAATTTTGAAAATATAATTATATGCTCGATGGTTAGATATGCACCCTCCTAAAGTCTTAATGTATGTTAATTGTTAGTTAACTGATATAACTGGTATGCTCGTTAGTTTGAATATCTATTGGGTGCTACGAAGACTATAAAGGTTATAGATGCAATTACTAAGGAGACTTAATGTATCTGAACCAATAGCCTTACGATTATGACTAAAGTTTGGTAGGTTAAAGAGAACTACAACTCTGTATATTAATATAACTAAATAATTAATTTTTGTTTTTCTATAATGTTGTATTATAAATAAATAGTATAGTATAGTTGTTTACTATAGATTTTTCTTATACTTATCAAATATCATTATATCGTGGTATTGGCTTTTGTTTAGTTTAAGACTTAGTAGGTCTTGTTTAGCTTCTTTTCTTTTATTGCTTATAGGTAATCTATCTATAAGTTGTTGTAGTTTCTGTATTAGTTTCCTTCTGTTCATAATGATTGTTTTAGTTTGTTAAATATAATATTATGTAGGCTATTGCTACGTTTAAATTTACTGCAACTAAGTTCCATTGTTTAGCTACGAATACTTGTGGTATTGATATTACACCTGCTATTACGTAAGTAATCATACCTATTTTATCTGGTAGTAGGTGTGGAGACATCATCATAAATGAAGTTCCCATATATCCTAATCTACTTGATAGTCTTTCTATAGGTGTTAGTTTCTTCTTTCTAACTAAATTAGTTAGTGGAATATTCTTTATGATATTTATTATTTTATTAATCATATTAGTCAAGTCTTAGGAAATCAGATTCAGCATATTTCAAGAACCATTCTTTATTGTTCTCATATTTATCTACAATAGATTCAAGTATTATCAACTCTTCTATCTGGTATGATGCTATTTTATCTATAATACACTCTACTTTGTTTAGTATATTCGTTGCCATATCAGGGTCTGTCTTGTAGATATTATCAAACTCTTCTCTTACGATAGGCTCTAAGAGACTGTTTGTTCTGTTTAGTTGTTGTTTTAGGCTTTGTTTATACCTGTTGGTAGCTACAAGTTCCTCATTAGCTTCTAATAGTAATTGAGATAGTAGTACTGACTTTAGGTACGAAATGGATTCTTTTGTTATTTGTTGTTCACTCATAATTGTTATTTTAGTATTTACTTATTATTCCTTCTATATTCTTAAACCTCTCACCTAACTGCTCCCTCTTAAAAGACCTTCTAACACCATCATCTCTCTTTACTGTGTCTTTACATTCTTTAACTTTATCGAAGTAGTGAGGCTTCTTTAAATCAAATGTAGAGATGGTTTCTACTACTCTGTATATTCTATTAGTGTCTAAGCATTTAAACTTCATAAACCTAATACTTAACTTATCATCTAAAATATTCATAGTCAATACTTCTTAGGCAAATATAACTAAAATTATTCATTATAGCAAAAATTAACACAAAAAAAATAAATTAAGTTATCTTAATATAAGATTATTATTTATGAGTGATTTCAGTTTTGAAGTACCTGCTACGTTAAGAGGTATTAAATTAAACCAATGGCAAAGGTATATTGATATTTACGAAAAGAATAAAGACGCAGAAGATACTGAGTTTTTAGACAAGAAGCTTTTAAGCATCTTTTGTAATATTGATTTTAAGGATATAGACAAGTTAGGCTTAGAGGTGTTTTATAGCACTATACAACACATCTCTAACTTACTTAATCAGAAAACAGATTTGGTTCAGAGGTTTAGTTTAAAAGGTACAGATGATGTTGTTGTTGAGTTTGGTTTGATACCTAACTTTGATAAAATGAGTTATGGTGAGTTTATAGATTTAGAGAAATATATGTTTGATAATGATAACTACCATAAGGCAATGGCAGTTCTTTACAGACCAATTAAGTTCAAGAGTAAAGATAAGTACCTTATACACGATTACAAGGGTACAGAGTATATGGCTGATGTAATGAGAGACGCTCCATTAGACGCTGCACTTGGTGCAAGGGTTTTTTTTTATCGTTTAGCGCC